CTGGTCTGCCACCTTTACCAAAAAGACCTGCAGCAACAGACTTTGTTGCTATTCTATTTCCAAGTTTCTTTCCTGTAGTTTTATCTTTTTGTCCTGCTTTCAGTACCCACTGTTTGCCTTTGAATACGTAGATGTATCCATCAGCACCCATCTTTTCTGTGCCGACAGGTGTTTCACCTGCAGCCATCCCGCCAGCCCCAGGTTTTCCATCTTTCTTTTTTCCAAATCCTAGCAGCCCACCAATACCTTTACCAACACCAGTCAAACCTTTAACAGCAAGTCCAAGAGCAAGATCTTGTTTCATTAAGTTATCAGTTAAATCTTCACCAAAATTTCCAATCTCTTTCATAGCATTTGAAAGAGCAGTTTCTTTTTTGGACAAATCTTTCATAGTGTTATTATTTTGGCCAAGTGATTCAGCCAACTTATTGATAGCATCAGTAAGATTTTTTGTATCTGCTGCTGATGGTGGTGCACCACTAGGACCAGTTCTTGGAGGAGTAGCCATATCTACCTTCTTTTATTTGCTTGTTTCTGTTGTTCCTGTTTTTTCTCTTCAAGATACTGGGTCAATAGTCCAACATAAATGTCCAGCTCATAAGGTATCATATTTTCTAATTCAGTAATCGAGTACTTGTGGTGCTGAGCCATAGCAAAAAGAACTTTATAATGATTCATTAATGTGTTGTGGCTCAGCCCAAAGTAAAAAAATCTGATAGATTGCTTAACTCAACTTTCCTAACTTCTTCGCCAACATAATAATCAACAGAACAATAAACAGATGGCATTTCTTTCAGGAAGTTGTCAACTTCAGTAATAACATTTACTGGAAGATTCTCAACAAACTCGTCAACTTCTTTTCTTGTGTATTCTGAAAACTGATACACATCATCACCGTCATAAAGTTTATCAAGCAGATATGTGATAACCTCAAAGATATTCTTAGTGTAACTTTCACCAATCACAACTTTTTCTGCAAAGTCAGCTTTTGGGTAACGAAGCTGTAGAGACATTGTATCAGAAAGTCTAATGACTGGTGGCTTTTTCATATTCTTGATAACAACATCATCAAGATTTAAATCAACAGTAATAGGAATATCAAGGTCAGGATCATTCACTCTAATTTGAATAATATTACCAACCGACTTTGATCTCAAGTTCAGAAAGAAATATTCAACATCAAAGAATGCAAGATCATTAACATCAAAATCAAGATCAATAACACAGTTGTTGATAATCTGTTTGACAGTTTGCAAAATCTCTCTTTGGTCTTTACCTTCAGCTGCCATCAATAGAAGTTTTTCTTCCTTCACTAGAAATGGTCTGTATCTAATTTCTTTTCCTGACGATGGTATTGTCAAAGTATATAATGGTTTATCAATTTTTGGTAATGACATAAATCAATTTCTCCTTAATAAAATTAAAGTCCTCTGAAACCGCCAAGGGTTTGTCTTAGAGTTCTGGAAACGCCACCTTGTGCTTGACCAGCAACTGTACCAATAGATCTTTGTAGAATTGCTGTTGGTTGTGGGATGTTGACAAAATCAGATATAATTGGGATCTGTGGAATCTGTGGAAGAGTAATCTGCGAAAGGCTAAATCCTCTTCCCTGACGGCTAGGAATACCATTCAATGAAGTCAATGTTTCATCAAGCCAAGGCAGTTTTTCTTCGTTTGATTGTGATGCTTCGGCATTCAGTTCCATGTTAAAAATATTGAATGTTACTGGCACTGTATAGAATGAATTTTGATCTTCCCATGCAAGTTGAACATCACCTATTGCTACTGGAAACATTTCTTTCAATCCATATACTCTAACAGATTGATTTGTATAATCATAAACTTCAAGAGTCCCATTGGTGACAATATCATCTCTATATGGAACAGTAAACATATCTTCTTTATTTGTTATTTGTTTACCAGAACCAGTCATAAACTGAAACCATGAGTCGAATAAATCAATCACTTTACCTTGCCCATCAGCAAGGAATGATGCTTGGAAGTCTTGAATGCTACCGTTGAGAACGTTCTTTTCAACGAAACCTACACCATATCTTTTATGAGCACCAAGTTCAACACCTCTGCCTGGTAAACTTATGGAATGACAATAATATCTAACGTCCCTATCAGAAATAGTGCTCACAACTCCAGGAGGAGTTTTAAAAGAAAAAACAAATCTGTTCTTTGGGAGAATACCGTTATTCTTAAGAGCGTTTGCTTTAAAGTCTATGATATCGAATGCCATATTTTTATCCGTAAATTGCTTTTCTACTGTCGTTGAAAACTTGTTGCTTTGGAACATTGAATCGTTCGGTTGGTAGGAATATAGCTTTATCCCAGTCTTCAATCGGTATCTGTAGAAATCTGGATCTAGTTTGATTTAACAGATATCTTTTAATACACGGACGAAAGTATTTAAATCTAGCAGATGAGTTTAGCAGATCATAAGTTACTCTTAACCTTGATGTTTCATCCATCTTATCGTTATTCATTAAATCATACAAAGCATCCATCAACCTTGCTCTTAGTATAGGTGGGATGTAATGTAGATTGATACCAGTAAAACCATCAGGATGTAATTTAAAAGGAATTACCAAAGGAAAAAAGTCATAGTATGGCATAGTGTCTTTGCCTTTTGGATCATAAAAGAACATAAACAATTTGCCAATACGTCTTTGATTAATACCGTTTACAAGAAATTCTCTGTTTGCTGACATAAATGTGTTTGGTGATATATTTCTAACTCTTTTGATAGACTCATTCATCCAATTAGTCGACTCATCAAGTCGTGACTTTGGAGTACCAAGTTTAATTAGATCTTCAAATTTAATAGCGGCCATTTTAATGCTTTATCCCTAGTTCTTTTTCGGTTAGGATAACAAATTTCCATTTACGATCATCACAATAATCTTGAGCAGCCTTCCATTTGGCGCTATTTATACCCCACGTTTGTACTTCAGTGATATACCTTTTATTTATAGTTTTTGACGGAGTAGGTTGCTTTGTTTGATTCGCTGGCTTGATCTCAACAACGATTGTCTCAACAACACCTTCTTTGTTTTTACGTTTGATTACAAAGTCTGGGAAGTAACGATGCATCTTTCCATCTATTGGAGATCTGTAAGGGATAATTAGTTCTTCGCTTTGCCAATTGATGATGCTACTATCACCATCCAACTGCATCATGTACTTAAATTCCCATGAACTTCTATACACAATGTTTGTAGGATCGCCTTTATATTTTTGTGGGTTGCGAGGCTTAAATTTTCCTTTCATAATGATTCCTGATTTTCTTATAAATACATTAAAGCTCCTAATATATAGGTACAGGTATGTCATCAGAGAATTATGAAATATCACCAGCAGAAAGACTAATCAGAGAAGACAATGAAGCCTTCCTGACGAGAAGAGTACCAACAACAGAAGAATATCGAGCACGAGCTGATGCATTGAATGTTGCAGCTGGCAATTTGCCTATTTACGGTCAATCTGCTTCTGTTGCTGGTATCGGTCCAACTCTTAACTCTTTAGGTAATCTTTCAGTTGGTTCTCTCTATCAGGATGTTGGTGGCGGTTTAACAGATGCATTCGGTGCAATAACAGGTGGGCTTATAAATGGCGCTGCTGGTGTTGTTGCTGGTGTCGCAGATATTATTGGTGGAATCGCTGACATTCCAAATCAAGTGTTTGGTAAGTTTGTTCAACAACCCTCTTCTCCAAAATATGGTATGTCAGAACGTGGTACCACAACTCAAGGTGCAGGGACATCAACCAGCGCCAAACAAGATATAGCTTCTGCTTCAAATGAACCAGTGAAACTTCAATATCCACTGAATCAATCTTCTAGATTTAAGTTTGCAATATCAATCTCAGAATACATAAAACCAGCACCATTCAGCAGACCTCAAAAAATAACAAATGCGGCTATCTTCCTTCCCATTCCTGCTAATCTTGCAGAAAAGTTTGCAGTTGATCTCGGTAATGTTAATCTTGGCGCTCTTACAAATATAGCAGCATCTGAATTTAGTAGCAACATAAATGGCAAAACTCTTGAACAAACGGGTAAGGATGCTTACAATGCTCTTGTGACAAACGGAAAAGATATCGGGCTTGACTTATTAAAAAATATTGGGATACAAGCTGCACAAGCAGCAGGGCAAGCAGTTGGTATTGATCCAGCCGCCATTGTCAGCACGGCTACGGGATTATCAATAAATCCTGGTGCAGCTGTTATGTTTAAAGGTGTGAACATAAGACCAGATCATTCATTTCAATGGAAATTGAATCCAAGAAATAGTGCTGAAGCAGAAGCTATTAAACTTATAATTGGAAAATTGAGAAAAAAAATGCTTCCATCTTTTATTGGGACTGGTACAGTTTTCAATTATCCTAATATGTTTAACATTGCTATCCTGCCCGAAGACAATCCATACTTCCCAAAATACAAAACTTGTTTTCTAGAAAGCATGGAAGTAAATTATGCTCCATCAGGACCATCATTCCATGGTGATAATGTCCCAACTGAGATTGATTTGAAGTTGACATTCCAAGAACTTGTTATCTTTACTGCTAATGATTTTGACGATGCAGGCAATTATAAATCTCCTGGTATGGCTGCTGCGCCAGCCGTGGCTACTTCTACAGCTGCTCTGGCTCCAGTTCCTCCTGGTGGATTTGGAGATAATTCTGTAACACAACAGCGAGCTAAAGTTGAAGCTGATATTGGCAGACAAGATCGCGATCCTAGAGGAGCACTAACACTAGCCCCAACTGATCCAAGATTAAAACTTGGTATAGTTCAACTTCCAAAATTTGTTGATCCTAAAAGACCTAACAGACCTTAATTGAAGGCAAATCATGGCATATAATTTTTTCGAAAAGTTTCCGAACATATATCATTCAGGCATGGTATCAAAAAATCTGCTCATTAGAGTCAGGTTTCTTGAATCTACAACCAAAAACGAATATATCTTTGTTCCTTATGAAGTACGAGATGGTGAGCGTCCAGATACTATTGCTCATGGTTACTATGGCGACTCAAGATATGCATGGGTAGTTTGCTTGAGCAATGATATTATTGATCCTTACTATGATTGGTGCTTGAATACATTTGAGTTTGATAGTTACATTGAAAAGAAATACGGTTCAGCCAACACATCTGGATATCAACAAGCTGCAACTCAAATACTTTACTATCAAAACAACTGGGCTGCTCAATTTGATTCTACAATTTCAGTTGGTGTTTATGAAGCTCTGCCAAAAGCAAGAAAGAAATACTGGGAACCGATTATCTCAAATAGAACTCCAGTAGGTTACGAAAGAAAACGAACTGATTGGAAGATCACAACTCAGTCATTCAATAACGTATATGCTGATGCAGCCAATTCTTCAGGAACAGTTAGTGTATCAAGCACATCAGCAATCGTAACTGGTACTGCTACTTCGTTCTCTAATACATTTTCCAACGGAACATTTATCAAAGTTTGGGCTAACTCATCATCATATGCATTGTCAGAAATTAAAACAGTTTCAAACAACACTTCAATGATACTCGTCTCAAATTCTACTATAAGTAATACTGCAGCAAATTATTCTATAGCCTCCGGTACATCTATTGAGAATGTTTATTATTCTCCTGTTTATGCTTATGATTATGAAGTAGAAGAAAACGAAAAGAAGAAAAACATAAAGCTACTTTCTAAAGTATACTTGAATCAAATTGAAAAAGAACTGAGAGAAACAATCAATGGCTAAAGTTGATCCTGGTGAGATTGAGGTAGAAGAAGTAATCATATACAACTTCGATAAATCTAAAAAGTTCAATATCGTCGGTCAGGTTGTTACTATGGCAATCTATGAAGACGTGTTTGAGCCAACCATATATGCAGAAGTGTTCGTTTATGATTTGATGGATATTCTCAATGGGTTTCCAATCATTGGCGAAGAGTCTATTGAAATAAACGTAAAGACTCCTGGTGCAGATAAACCAACTGTTTACAATCTTCAAATTACAGCCATTACAGGTGTTGTTAGGGAAACAAACGCAAAAGGTGTCACATACAATTTGCATTGTGTAAGCAAAGAAAATTTACTGAACGAGATTAATATTGTTTCTAAATCATACAACACTACTATCACTAATATGGTTGGTGATATTATTACAAAATCTTTAGAATCTAAGAAAGGTTTCAAATACGAAGAAACTAAAGGTGTTCAACAAATCGTTGTACCTAGAATGAATCCTATTGTTGCGATTGATTTTATCAGACAACGTGCAGCTTCTAAAAAGTATGCTTCTAATGCATTTGTATTCTTTGAGAATGCTAGAGGATTTAATTTCTTTACGTTAGAAAAACTGTTTGAAGAAAATGCAAAGCTGATTGGCAATAAAGTGTTTCAACATGATCCTGTTGTTGCTGTAAACAATGAGTCTGGTGTTCCATCTTCGTTTACAGATCAGGGATTTAGAAATATTCTTGCATTAAACAACTCTGGCAGAACCAATTCAATCGATTCGATCGGTAGTGGTATGTTGAATAGCACAACAGTTTCCTATGATATGATAACTAAAAAAATTACTAAAACCTCATTCAAACTCAAAGATAGATTTAAAGATTTTAAGTTTATCGACAAG